CTCTCACTGCCCACAATACCTTCATTAATCACTCGTTGTGATATTTCAGATTTTGTAGTTGTTCCATGCAACTCACCCAAGCACCCCTATGTAGAAGAGCGAAACGAAGACATCCATTGATCTCTCCGTTTACGCAAGCGTTTCAGCAATGGCTCAGAGTACAAATCACTAACGTACTCCTCATCCTGGCTAAATATCCAATACATCTCAGAAGCATGCATAGCAACATTTGTAAGTTCCATGTTGCGCATATTCTTAAACGGATATTCACCTTCTCGCCTCAACGCTTCAGCTCGTCTGCCAGCATCTGTACGGATTAGGAACCTATTTGAAGCATTGTCCTCTAATCCCACATGCCTAAGTTTCAACAAACTAGCCAGCTCTCCTGCCAAGACTGGAATCCGTCCATGAGCTTTAGATGGTCGACGAAAGAATTTCTTCCTCTTAACCACCAACAGCTCTCTTGATTCTCGTCTTGATTCATCAACGATCGTTGGTTCACTTCCAACGTTTTCCATCAACTCTGAGGTTCCATTTGACTTTACGGTCATAGAATCTACAGGTATCACTGATGTATCAACGGTAACTTGGTCTTTGCTACCTTCCATTCCTACGGTTTCACTAGTCGTCTCTAGATCTTTGAGTTCAAGATCTCCGTTCACAACCGACAACACCACATCTACACTATATGGTTTGTCCGATTTGAGCGCTGAAACAGCCCATGTCGCAGCAACTCCGACGACTAGTGGGGCATAACTCACAACTGTGCCCAATCCACAGATAACACCTACTGCGCCGACAGCTCCTCCAGCTGTCACAGACATGTTAAAGCCTAAACTCTTAACGGTGTTATTAACGATTACCTTACCCGTGGACGCCAATCCTTCGGTAGTAGTAATCACCCACTCAGGGCGAGGGTCCACATGTTCACAATACACGCAGCCCGCAATCTCAGAATCTAAGTTCTGTTTCAATGCGTTCGCGCAATGCTCCCAAGCTTTACCCCACGAGAGTGGGCCACCACGAAACTTGCGTGGTGTCGGTACAGGTTTTGACGCCTGCCCTACGACCTCCCCGGTTGTCCAACC